AGATATGAAAGATGGGATTGATCTTGGTCGCGAAATGGCAAGGGAGATGAGTAATGATGGAAGTAATCAGGGATAAAATAAGGAACTACATGAATGATATCGCTGACCATATGGCCGGTGGCGGATGCCAAAACCATGAAGAGTATGTTCGGCTGGTCGGCAAAGTCGAGGCCCTTGCGCTTATCGAGCGTGATATCCTTGACTTGGAGCAAAGGCTTGAAGAAGCCTGACACTTCCGCAACGCAACATAATGAGTTATATTGTCATTGTGGAGACTTTCAGGGACAACCTGCAAGGTACTGTGAACCTAAATCACTGCAAAAGGAACAGAAATGTATTCTGCTGAAAAAACAGTTGAATCTTCAACTGCAAAGAAAATACCAGAACCATCTGGCTACAAACTCTTAATTAAGCCACTTGAGGTTAAAGAAAAAACAGATTCCGGCATTTACATGCCCGATGCACTGAAGAACGCGGAGCAAACCGCATCAGTTATTGGATTTGTAGTGAAGGCTGGGCCAGACGCATATATGGACACTGAAAAGTTTCCTAATGGCCCTTACTGTAAAGAAGGTGACTTCGTGATTTTCCGCTCTTATTCCGGCACACGGTTTAAGGTGGATAAACAGGAGTTCCGTCTTATCAATGACGACACCGTTGAGGCTGTTGTCGATGACCCAAGGGGATACACAAGAGCATGAATAATACAGCTGAAAAAATCGAAGAAGATCTAACGGACGAAGATTTGGATAACTCTGGCTTTGAGGTGGACATCATTGATGACACCCCGGAAGAAGACAAGCCACGCCGACCGGAAGATGCTGAAGCGCAAATACCGGAAGACGATGAAATTGCAAGCTATGGCGAAAATGTGCAGAAGCGCATTAAGCAGCTAAAGTTTGAATATCATGAGGAGCGCCGCCGAAAAGAAGAGGCTGCAAGGCTTCAGGATGAGGCAGTAGATTACGCTCGCAAGGTTTATGAGGAGAACCAGAAGCTACGCAAAACTCTCGAAGAGGGTGAAGGTGTTCTGGTACAGCAGGCAAAAGGCCGTGTTGAAGCTGAGCTTGAACGTGCAAAGTCAGCTTATAAGGAAGCCTATGAGACAGGTGATCCGGATAAGCTAATTGAAGCGCAGGAAAAGCTTAACAGCCTGCAAAATGAAAAATTTAGGGTTGAGTCATATAAGCCAAAGCCGCAACAAGCTCAGGAACAGCCTGTTCAGTTGCAGCAAAAGCCAAAGGTTCCAGAGCCAGACGCAAAGACAAAAGCGTGGGCAGCACAGAACGAATGGTTCGGCAATGACTCTGAAATGACAGGATATGCCTTTGGTGTGCATGAGTCTCTGGTAAAGCAGGGCGTCAATCCACAATCACAGGCAGATGAGTATTATAACCGTATTGACGAGTCTATGCGTCAACGGTTTCCAGACAAGTTTGGCGAGCAGCAAGTTGAGGCTGCACCTGTTCGTCAAGCTGGTTCCGTGGTTGCCCCCGCTGGTCGGAGTGCAAAAAAACCACGCAGAGTGCAATTAACCTCAACACAAGTCGCTCTCGCCAAGCGCCTTGGCCTTTCGGCAGAACAATATGCGGCGCAACTCTTGAAGGAGTCATCTAATGTCTAATAGAACCCCACGCTCAGGCGAGTCTCGTGAAGTAACAGCTCGCAAAAAAACATGGCAAAGACCGGGCATGCTGCCTACCCCCGAACCACGCAATGGTGTTGAATACCGCTGGATTCGCACATCAACTTTGGGTAACGCAGATAACACCAATGTTTCGTCTAAATTTCGTGAGGGTTGGACGCCAGTTAAGGCAGAGGATCATCCTGAATTACAAGTGTTGCCTGATATCGACTCTCGATTTCAAGGTAATGTTGAGGTTGGAGGATTGCTACTTTGCGAGAACTCAACCGAATATGTGGAATCTCGCCGTGAAGCTCACGATGAGATGAACGCACAACAGATTGATTCAGTGGATAACAACTATCTACGTCAATCAGATCCTCGTATGCCGGTTCTAAATCCAGAACGGTCTACGAAAACATCGTTTGGTAAGTAACGAAAGTTACATATAACTTTTGGCGCTTACCGTTTTTACAATGGCTTTTTAGAAGGAGAGATGATTATGTCTTCAGTAGCCGCTCCCTTCGGTCTGCGCCCAATTGGTCGCTTGGATAATGGCTCACAGGAAGTTTTCCGCCAGTTTCCAATCGAATCTGCATATGGTGTCAACATCGCAACTGGCGATATTGTTCACCTTGTTGACGGTGGTACAGCCACCACAATTGAAAAGCAGTCCGCAGTAGGTACATCTGCGATTGATATCGTAGGGGTATTTATTGGGTGTTCATACACCGATCCCAACACAAAGCAGAAAGTTTTCTCTCAGCTTTGGCCTTCAGGCACCGTTGCATCTGATGCAATGGCGTTTGTAGTAGATGACCCGAATACTCTGTTTGCAATCCAAGCAGATGGTGCGCCAGCTAACGTTGGTGACATCTACGGCAAGAACTGTACTCTGGTACAAACTGCACCAAACACTGATCTCAAGATCAGCCGTGTAGCTTTGGACATCTCAGAGCTTGATGTAACCGCAACAGACCCAATCAAGGTAATTGATTATCTGGGCGGCCATGAAGGCGATGAGAAGGGTTCAGCTTACCCAATTCTGGTTTGTAAGTTCAACTACCATCAGCTCACCGCAGCTGCTGGCGCAGCCTAAAGGAGTGTAACTGATGGCTATTTCACGCGCACAACTCCTGAAGGAACTACTGCCGGGTCTTAATGCATTGTTCGGCATGGAGTACGACAAGTACGAAAACGAGCATGCAGAAATCTACGATACCGAGAACTCAGAGCGTAGCTTTGAGGAAGAGGTCAAACTGTCCGGCTTTGGTGCCGCTCCGGTTAAGCCTGAAGGTTCAGCGATTTCTTACGACAACGCGCAAGAGTCCTTCACAGCCCGTTACAACCACGAAACAGTGGCAATGGGCTTCTCTGTAACCGAAGAAGCAATGGAAGATAATTTGTATGACGCGCTCTCAGCACGTTACACAAAGGCTCTCGCCCGCGCTATGGCTTACACAAAGCAAGTCAAAGCAGCTTCTTTGTTGAACAATGGTTTCACCACTTTCCAGTCTGGCGATGGCGTTACTCTGTTCAACACAGCTCACCCAACCGTGCAAGGTGGCAACAACGCTAACCGTCCTGCGGTTAACGCTGACCTGAACGAGACTTCATTGGAAGATGCGGTCATCAACATTGCTGCTTTCGTTGACGAGCGTGGCCTGTTGATCGCTGCTCGCCCACAGAAGCTCATCGTTCCACCAGCATTGATGTTCGTTGCAACACGTCTGCTTCAGACAGACCTGCGTGTCGGCACAGCCGATAACGACATCAACGCACTGCGCTCAAATGGTTCAATCGCTCAGGGCTATCGTGTCAATCACTACTTGACTGACAACGATGCATTCTTCCTGACAACCGATGTTCCAAACGGCATGAAGCACTTTGTCCGTACAGCAATGTCAACATCAATGGATGGTGACTTTGACACAGGCAACGTCCGCTACAAGGCTCGTGAGCGTTACAGCTTCGGCGTTTCTGACCCGCTCGGCGTTTACGGTTCCCCCGGAGCCTAATCGTACTAGGGTACAAACTTTTAAGAGGGCGTCTTTCGGGGCGCCCTTTTTTTTGCTATAATTCATAAGAACCTTGACAGTCACATGGTGTGGCTGACATTTGCCAAGACAAGGAGTTCCTCATGGCTAACACTACCTTTTCGGGGCCGATTATTTCTAACAACGGCTTCACATCTACTGGCATCGCATTTGCCGATCTTCCCACAGCTACAGCTAACACAGGCCGTATCATCTTCTGCTCTGACGCCCGTAAAGCGGCTGAAGGCGCGGCTGCCGGAACAGGCAACCTAGTATTCTCTGATGGCACTAACTGGATTCGTGTAGACACTGGCGCGGTAGCCTCTGCTTAATAGGAGGCTCTCATGTCAGGTTCTGATGTAAATGTAAGTTATGTTACCGCGACCGGAACGGTTGCTGGTGGTCGCAGGCGCCTGTGTGGCATTCATTACCACTCAGCAGGCTCAACAGGAAAGATTGTCCTCAGAGATGGAGGCGCAGCTGGCGCAGTCATTATGACTTTAGACTTCCACTCAACGACAACTGGAGATCTTATGATCCCAGATGAGGGCGTCCTTTTTGAAACAGATATTCACGCGACATACACAAACATGACCAGCGCGACCTTCTTTTATAAATAGGAGGTTTGAGTGCCGCGTAAAAAAGAAACGCCCATCAAAACGTCTGTAAAGTCTGGTAATTTCCGCGCCACCAAAAAGGGCGCGGGGATGACCAAGAAAGGCGTTGCCGCCTATCGCAAGGCAAACCCCGGCAGCAAGCTAAAGACGGCAGTCACAGGGACTGTAAAGAAGGGTAGCGCATCGGCTAAGCGGCGTAAGTCGTTCTGTGCGCGTTCTGCTGGTCAGATGAAGAAGTTTCCTAAAGCAGCAGCCAATCCTAATAGTCGTCTAAGGCAAGCCCGTAAAAGGTGGAAGTGTTAATGACTGAAGCGGTTGAAGTTACACTTGCTAGGCTTGAAGAGCGCATAAAGACTCTTTCTAGTGAGGTTAGGCATGTTCATGAGGAGGTCTCCGATCTAAAGGCTCAGGCCAATAGATGGAAAGGGGCTTTCTGGGTGATCATGGCTTTAGGCGGCGCTGTTGGTGCTGTGGCTCATTTGTTTGTTGGGTGGATGAAATGACCATATCTAGGGCTACTATGGGTAGTCAGTTGAAAGGTAACAAGATGAAAAAGACTAAAAAAATGAAGGGCGGGGGACTGGCTAATTTTTCTCCTGCGTACAGTCTAATGAAGGGCGAAGGCCTTCCTCATGACCTGCTCACTGGTGGCGGTGTTCTTGGCGCTTTGGCAAAGGCAACGAAAAAAAAGAGCAAGTCGCCCGCTGCAACGCCTGACGCTCCGCAGGCTGGCGCAGGGATGGCAGCAAATCAAATGCAGGGCATGACGCCCATGTATAAAGGTGGAGCTGTTAAAAAGAAGCGTGACGGCATTGCACAGCGTGGTAAGACTCGTGGCAAAATCTGCTAGTCGAAACTACAAGGGCGAGTACAAAAACTATCAGTCAACGACTGAGCAGAAGAAGCGCCGTGCAAGCAGAAACACAGCCCGCAACAGGATGCTGGCCTCTGGTAAGGTAAAAAAGGGTGACGGTAAAGATGTCGCTCATAGAAACGGGAATCCGAAAGATAATAGAAAATCGAATCTCAAAGTTGTCCCCGCCTCAAAGAACAGGTCTTACAAAAGAACAAAGACCGCAGGAAAAGTTAACCGCAAGGCCTAGATGCCCAAGGTGCGGGAACAGGTTGAAAACAATTTATGTACACGGTCATGAGCAGTGCCTAGAGTGTGACCAAGTTATAGATGACTGCTGTCAAGGAGAGGTGTCATGCGAGCAGCAAAAATGATGTGCGGGCAGCGGAAAAAGCCTATTGCTTTGAAAAAGGGCGGAAACCCAGTTGCAAAAAGTTTGGCAGGCCCAGCGCTAAAGCCAAAGGTGGTCAAGCCCAAAAAGGGCAAGGGGGCTTACACAAGGAAGGGCAAGGCCCTTTCTTATGCTTCTGGGGGAGCGGCGGTAAGGTCTTCAGGTAAAAAAATGCTTGAAAGCATTCGGTCTAGGACTCCCAAGACAGGAGAGAAGGCAAAGGCCAGAATGGAAGATCAAAAGAAATATGTAGAAGAGCAAAACAAAAAGGCGCCAAGAACTATGAAGTCAGGCGGCAAAACCAAATCAACTGTCAATAAAGCCGGTAATTACACAAAGCCAACAATGCGTAAGAATTTATTCAACAAAATCAAGGCTGGGGGCAAGGGGGGAAATCCGGGCCAGTGGTCGGCTAGAAAAGCGCAAATGCTCGCTCAGCAATACAAAAAAGCTGGCGGAGGATACAGGGACTAATGGAAAGCTTGAAGCTGCCAATAGCCCTTGTTGTGGCAATGGTTTTGCAAATATCTGGCGGTGTCTGGTGGGTAAGCCAGCAAGCACAGACTATTTCTCAGCTTGAGGAGACGGTCAAGCAGATGTCTAGCCGCATGGCTATCGAGGCTAATGTGAACATGAAGCGTGACATTATGCGTAATAACGAGGCTATCGAAGGTTTATTCGAGGCGGCGAATAGTAATAGCATGCATATGGACAAGATTGTTGAATTGCTACGGCGTGTGTCTGTTCTTGAAACTGAAATGAAGTATCTAACAGGCGGCAGATGATTGAATTTTTGCTTGTTGTCTATATGGGGAAGGGGATTGTAGATCAAACTCAAAGATTTGTAGATATGGATAGATGCTTGTATTTTGCAGAAAGGCTTTCAAGGCAAAATCCAGTACCGATACAAGGGAGGTCAGTCAAGATAACGGCAATCTGTAAACCAGTGCCGAAATAGGAAATGACATGATCGCAGAAACCTTAGCTGGGATAGCTCTTTTTAAAAGCGCTGTTAGTGGAATAAAAAGCGCGATAGGCACAGCCAATGATATTAGCGATATTGCTGGCTTCATAGATAATCTGTTTGAGGGTGAGCGACAGGTACAGAAAGAAAGAAGCAAAAAGTCTGGAGTCGGCATAGGAGATCAATTTGGCGTTAAGTCAGTTGCCACAGAAGTAATAAACGCCAAGCTCGCAAAAGAGCAAATGCAAGAGATTGCCTCTATGGTTGACATGCGCTTTGGACACGGCACTTGGCGTGGTATAGTTGATGAAAGAGCGAAAAGAATACAAGAGGCTAAGGAAGCTGAATTGGCTAGACGTAGAGCGGCTGCCTTGAGGCATAATGAGATGATTGAGAACGCAAAGATAGGGGTTGCGGTATTTTTTTTAGTTGTTGTTGTTGCTGGGCTTTTTATTGCCGCAATAGCGCTAAGTGGGTAGGGAGTGGTATAATGCCTTTGAAGAGTCCGCAAAAGAGTTTGAAGTCTTGGACAAAGCAAAAATGGAGAACGAAGAGTGGCAAGCCCTCCACACAAGGGTCAAAAGCAACCGGAGAGCGTTATCTACCGGCATCAGCTATTAAAGCCCTCTCACCTAAGGAATACGCGGCCACCACCCGTGCTAAAAGAAAAGGAACTAAAGCTGGTAAGCAATTCGTCAGCCAGCCTAAAAAGATACGAAATAAAGTGAAGCCGCATAGGAAGGTCAAGTAATGGCTGTTGTAACCCCGGATTTACCGGAAATATTTGAAGAGGCGTTTGAACGCGCTGGTCTTCAAATGCGTACAGGTTACGACCTGAAAACTGCGCGGCGTAGTTTAAACCTATTAACATTGGAGTGGCAGAACCGTGGCCTTAACCTTTGGACTATCGACTCTGGGACGCAAGCTCTCACATCTGGCACAGCAACTTATTCAATGCCTGCGGACACTATTGACCTCATTGAGCATCAAATCCGAACAGGCACTGGCGTCAATCAAATCGACACTAACTTGGAGCGCATCAGCGTTTCTAGCTATGCTCAGCAAAGCGTTAAAAACACTCAAGGCCGTCCTTCTCAAATCTATGTTGACCGGCAAACGAATGCTGTCAACGTTACTCTCTGGCCTGTGCCGGATTCTAATTCGTATACTTTATCGTTCTATCGCCTTCGTGGAATCAATGGAGTCTCGTCTGGGATAGGGACAACAGCAGATGTTCCGCCACGGTTTGTTCCGTGTTTGGCGGCTGGATTGGCTTACTACATTGCTATGAAGAAGCCAGAGGTAGCGGCGCGTGTGGCACCGCTTAAACAAGAGTATGAGTTCCAGTTTGAGTTGGCAGCAGCCGAGGATACTGACTCATCAACAATCAAGTTCGTGCCATACGACACGTTTTATTTAGGAGGCTAATATGCC